TATAACTTTATATCTAGGTTATTTAATGGGTAAAACAAATGAAGTTGCAGGTACTCTTGTTTTATTTAAAGGAAGAATGACATCATTAACTGTTTCTGATACACCAAAAGGTTCTAACATATCAATAAGTGCAGAAAATAGATTAATAGATTTAGATAGACCATCTAATTTTAGATACACAAAAGAATCGCAAAATTTTTTACATAATGGTGATACAGGATTTAACAGAGTTGCATCTTTACAAGACAAAGAAATTATATGGGGTAAACAATCAGATACAGGTAGTGGTAGTACTGGTGGTAATGCTAGAGCTGCACAAATTGCAAAAAACAGGTCACAAGAATGAAAAAAATCGTAGACTGGGAAATAAAATTTAACGCTTTTATTGAAAAAAATAAAAATAAACCTTTTAAATGGGGTTCATGGGATTGTTGCAAATTTTCTAACGCTCTTATAAAAAAAATTACTAATGAAGATTTAATACCAAAAAGTCTTAAATGGACAGATGAAAAAAGTGCTATGAAGGCTATAAAAACATATAACAAGACTTTACTTAAAAGTATTGAAAAGGCTTGTAAATCTAAAGGTGTAAAAGAAATAGATAAAGCATATATGACCAAAGCTGATTTGGTTGTATATAAAGAAGAATCAGAATTAGTTGGTATTTCAGATGGTATGAATGTACTTACACCTACAGATGATGGAATAGGCGTTAAAAATAATGTAAATATTTTAAAGGTGTGGCGAATAGATGGCTAAACAAATAAAACAAGCAGTAATAGCAGCCTTAGTTGTATATATTGCAGTAACAACTGGTGTGAGACTTGATATATTAGCAGCAGGTTTTGATGTTGCAGCAGCAGTTTATATGACATTTGCCACAACCTTAATAGGTGGTGTTATTGGAAAAATGACATCTAAAGGTATTGATGCTTCATCAGGTAATTTTGGAACAAAATTTGCAACACGAGAAGCTGTAGCACCAAGACAAATTATATATGGTAAAGCTAGAGTTGGTGGAACTATTGTTCACATGGAAACAACTGGTACTGATAATTATTTATTACACATGGTTGTTGCTATTGCAGGTCATGAAATTGAAGAATTAACATCTGTAAGAATTAATGAGAATGATTTAACAACAAGTACAAGCACTATTAATGGCTCAACTGTTTATACAGTAACTAATGCAGATTATACCAACACTGATAATGATAATAATTTTGGTAGTGGTAGATTAATGAGATACACATTCCAAGATGGCAGTCAGACTGCTGTAGATGGTTATATGAATGCACAATTAGGTTCTATGGGTACATCTGATAAATTTCAAGATGTCGCGTATGTTTATTTACAAATGGTCTTTGATGCAGAAAAATTTGGTGGTGGTATACCAGCTATTTCATTTTTAGTTAAAGGAAAAAAATGTTATGACCCAAGAAGTAATAATACTGTATGGACTGATAATCCAGCATTACATATAAGAGACTTTCTTACTAATACACAATATGGCATAAAAGCAACTTCTTCTGAGATTAATGACACAACAAACGCAGGTGGTTTTTCAAGTGCTGCTAATATATGCGAACAAAATGTAACACTAGCTGATGGCTCAACAACAGAAAAAAGATATACAGCTAATGGTTTTACTAATTTTAGTGCTAATGGTAATGGAATTATAGAATCCTTATTGAGTGCAATGGCAGGAAAAATGTCTTATGTCAATGGTAAATTTAATGTGTTTGCAGGTTCTACTCAAACCCCATCTTTAACAATAACAGATGATGATTTATTAGATGTAGTACAAATACAAACAAACCCAAGTTCAGGAAATTTATTTAATAGTGTCAAACCTTTATATGTAGATTCAACTCAGGGTTATGTTGCTGCTGATGCTGAAGTTTATCAAGATACTGGTATGTTAAATGCTGATACACCAAGTGGAGAATCAACAGCTAATTATGTAAAACAAATGGAAACACAATTACCATTTACTGTCACAGACACTATGGCACAAAGGCTTGGAAGAATTGCTTTAAAAAGTCAAAGACAAACAACATCATTATCATGTTTAGTAAGTTTAAAATATATGCGACTGCAACCTAATGATTGGGTGTATCTTACAAATGAAAGAATGAGTTACAGTCAGAAAGTATTTGAAGTTATTTCTACAAATATGCAAGTAATATCAGATGGTGATGTGCCAGTCATGGCTACACAATTAGAATTAAAAGAAGTTGCAGCTAGTGTATTTGATTTTGCTACAAGTGATTACACAACTGGTCAATCAGAAGGTAGTGATGTTGGAACTGGTACTTATGCTGTTACAGCACCAAGTAATCTTGCTTTAGCTCAACAAACAAATAAAGATGGTGTTACAACTAAAGTAGATATAAAAGCATCATGGACTAATAACTCTAGCGATAAAGTTACACTTACAGAGGTGGCGTATAAGCTAAGTACAGATGGTGCATATACATCTGACTTCACTGTAGGAAAAGGTGTTGCTGTAGCCCTTCTCCCTAATGTTGTAGTTGGTAAAACTTATAACGTAAAAGCACGACATATTGACGTAAATGGTGTAGCTAGTGCTTATACCAGTGTTGTTAATATAACAATAGCAGCACCAACTGATGCACCAGCAGTTCCAACAAGTTTAACTGCATCAACAGGACAAGCATTTAATATAGTTGTTTCTTGGATTAATTCCACTAGTGCGGATTTAAAAGCAACTAAGATTTATAGAAGAACATCAAATACAACACCAACAGATGACACTTATTTAGTAGAAACGATTTATGGGCAAAATGGTAAAAAGACTAGTACTTTGTTTGGAACACAAGATGGTCTTACTGCTGGAACTACATATTATTTTTGGGCTAGGTCTGTAAATCATTCAGATGTACATTCAGCATTTACTTCTGTAGCCACAGGTAGTTTTACAAACGTAGATGCAGGAGAAATAGTAGATGGTGCTATCACAACTTTAAAACTAGCATCTGAAGCAGTCACAAATGCAAAAATAGCAGTAGATGCTATACAGGGTGATGTTATTGCTGCTGGTGCAATTGTTGAAGCCAAATTAGGAGTTGATGCTGTCACTAATGCCAAACTTGCAGATAATGCTGTAAACACAGCACAAATAGTATCAAGTGCGATAAGTGCAGCAAAAATTGCAACTGGTGCAGTAACTAATACAAAATTAGGTACAGATGCAGTTACAAATGCAAAACTTGCAGATAATGCTGTTCAAACTGCACAAATAGCTGCTGATGCAATTACAACTGCAAAGATAGCTAATGATGCAATCACATCTGACTTAGTTGCAGCCAACGCAATCACAACAACAAAAATAACAGACGATGCAATTTCCACAGCAAAGATTGCAGCTAATGCGATAACTGCAAATGAAATAAATGCTAATGCTGTGACTGCTGATAAAATTATTGCTAATGCAATAACAACTGCAAAAATCAATGCAGGTGCAATAACAACAGCAAAAATTAACGCTGGTGCTATCACAGCAGATACTATTGCAACTAATGCCATAACTGCTGTAAAAATAGCAGCAGATGCTGTGACTGCTGATAAGGTGGCTGCAAACGCAATTGTTGCTAATAACATTACAACAAATGCAATCACATCAGATAAAATTATTGCTAACGCTATCACCACAGCTAAAATAAATGCAGGAGCAATAACTGCTGATACGATAGCCACAAATGCAATTACTGCTGTGAAGATAAACGCTGATGCAATTACAACAGATAAAATAGCGGCTAATGCAATAACCAGTGCAAAGATTACAGCTAATGCAATTACAGCCAATGAGATTGCTGCCGATGCAGTTACAGCTACACAAATTGCAGCTAACGCAGTAACAGCAGCTAAGATAAATGCAGATGCAGTTACAGCAGATAAAGTAGCAGCTAATGCAATTGTTGCAGCTAATATTGTTAGTGGAACTATTACTGCAACGCAAATGGCAGCAGATTCTATTGGTGCAGACCAAATTATAGCGAATGCAGTGACAGCAGATGCAATAGCTTCAGGAACAATTACAGCTACAGAGATAGCATCTAACACAATTACTGGTGATAGAATCAATGTAGATACTTTAGATGTAAAACATTTTGCAGATGTATCTGCTGATATTATTTCTCATACAGGCTCAGCAGTTCCTTTATCAAGTTTTGCTAGTGCTTTCCAAAGAGGTTCAACAAATTTTACAAGTATCACATCAACGACTGGCTCATACTTAACTACTTGTGTGGTTGATAATGTTAGAGATGGTGCTTCATATCAAGCAATTTGGACTGGTGTTTATGGTGACTGTACCAATGGTGTTTTAGAGTACAGTGTTAATGGTGGTTCAACATACGCACAAGCAGCAGGTGGTGTACAGAATATCACTTTTGCAGTAGGTACATTTAGAACTTATTTATTTGCTTACAATGGCACTATATCAGGATTAGCAACATCAGGTGTAAATGCTAATAAAGTTTATTGGAGAGTTAGATGGATAACAAAACTAAGAAGTACATATCAATCTTTATATGTATTTATAGATAATACACAATAAAATGAATACGATTATAGAATACACAACATACAACACCACAACAGGACAAATATTAGAAAGTGGTGCAACAAATGTGCAACTATCTGAAATACCTTTACAAGAAGGACAGTCAATAATAGAAGGCATTTATGAAGTTGAAGCATATAAAATTATTGATGGTGTGGCAGTAGAACAAACAATAGATTTTTGGAATGCTGTAAGAATAGAAAGAAATACTTTATTAACAGAATCAGACTGGACACAAATGTCTGATAGTCCACTTACAGATTCTAAGAAAACAGAATGGGCTACATATAGACAATCATTAAGAGACTTACCTGCTAACAACACAAGTGCAACATCTATAGATGATGTTACATTCCCAACAAAACCATCATAGGAGAATATTATGCAACAAGACGGAAGATTTAGCGGAGACATGGATAGAAACGAAGTAGAAATGGACTTAAATAAGTTCATGGCTATGATA